GCCCTCCACCACGGAATCCACCTTGGTATCGGTGCCAATGACGTACTGTTGCGGATCACCCCAGGCAATCGGCCGGTCAAACCACGGCTGGCCCCCCAGGGTCACGGTCAACACATCGCCGGGGTTGCCTTCGATCCTTGGCACAATGCCGGTGACAACGTAATGCCCGGTGCCGTCCCCGAGCATTGTGCCCAGGCGTTCAACGTAGGCCGCCACCGGTTGGCCGTCTGCCAAGTCGCTGGTGTCCACGCTGTACAGCTTGCCCAGCCTGGCGTCACACATCAGCACGCTGTCTTGGGTTGGACTGAATGACTGTTGGTCCCAAAAAGTGATGTCGGAATCCCACGAACGGTTGTCAGCGTTCCAGGCATTGCCCCCCGGCGCCTGCGCCACCACACCCCGGCAGACGCTGGCCACCTGCGGCAACAGGCGTATGCCGATGTCACCTGTTTTGAAGTCAATCACGTACGCCTTGTTTAACCAGGCGTTGCCCTGTTCGGGAATACACACCCACACCTGCTGGTTGAGGATGCGCGACTCGACACAACACATTTTGGTCTTGCCAGGGTCAATGCTCTTGACCAGGGTTTCTTTGACCTTCTCGTCAATCACGCTGTTGTAGGTCTGGCCGTCGTGGCGTACCACGTCGGTGCCGGTGAATAGCCAGTGCATGCCGTTGGCTTCCACCACGCAGTTGAGCGCCTGCACCCCCGTGGTCAGGTACAGCTTGCGCCCGGTCCAGACATACGTGCCGGCGACGTACTGCATCACGTGGGTACTGAATTCTTTGTAGACCACGAACGAATCGCGCAGCGCCAGGCCGTCAACGATGGAACCGGGCGTGTCACCAAACACCAGGTCACCGGCGTCATTGCTGGCCGTGGGGGTCCACTCAGTCGGCAGGGTGCCCGCTTGCGCGGCCTTGGACCACCACACCTGGCTCCCGTAGTTAATCGTCGATTCGCTGATATTGAGTGCGATCAAGTGGTATTTCGTGGCGCGCAGTGCCTTACAGGTTGCGCCCGCTGGCCAGCCTGGCAGTACCGCCAGCGTGCTGCTAAAGCTCAGGTTCCAAAACATCGGCGGGTCAGAGCCGTTATTCACGCACGGGATGCCATTGAGGATGCAACCGCACCAGTCACCCGCCTCACTCAGCGACAGGCCACCGGCCGGGGTCAGGTTCCAATGGTTGGTGCCATCGGTCACCGCCACTTGCGACACCCCGCAATAGATCCAATACGACTCTGGCCCCACTATCAGGTTCATCGCGAACAACGGCGCGAACAGCGGCGGTTCGGCGTAGCGGTCGTAACCCCCGGTGCGGTAAGTCATGCCGTCACGAAAGGCGACGTTCTGTCCACCGGTCCAGGTATCGGCGGGCACCTCTTCAGGCGGCTTGTCCAAGACAATGCCCAGGTGCTGCACCGACACCGGCCGCGCCTGTTTCATCGCAGTTCCGCCCAATTGGCAATCCCGCCGCCGCCATCGAACTGGTACAGCCCAGCGGCCGGAATGATCGCGCCCAAGTGAAACGGCAGGTTGCCGTTCGAACCGGCCCAGGTCTGTTTAGCAATCACCACGCCGCCGCCCGTGCTGATCTGCACCGCGCCCGAGGCGCCCGCCGTCTGCCCACCAATCGAGATTTGAATCGGCCGCCCGGTCTGGTTTTGGTAAGTAGTCGCCGCCGCCCGACTGCCCGTCAGGTCTTGCCAGGCTTGGGCCACGCCAACACCGGTCAACGGCACCCACACCGACCAACTGCCATTAAATCGGCGCGTCCAGGTGTTGCCGTTCATGGCGTACCACACCTGAAACACCAGTGACGCGCTGTAGCACAGGCTCAGCATCATATCGCCCGCCACGCCACCCGGTGGACCGGTGCCGGTGACGCCCGTTTGAATGCCGACAATGTAGCTGCACGGCAACACCGTATCGACGTTGATTGGTGCGAAGGTTTCACCCTTGCCCCCCAAGCCGAAGGCGCCCACCGCCATCAATGCGGCCGGGGTCAGGTCGAGAAAGTTGGCCTGGCGGAACCCGGACACCTGCGGCACCCATGCCCCCCACCCTGGCGTCTGGAACTTGCGCACGTATTGCGCGGCATCGGTCACCCGCGTCCACTCTTGGGTAATCAAATCACTGTTGGTGACGATCTGAAGCATGGTGTCACCGGCCGCCGCACCCGGCGGCGTGTTGGCACCTCCGCCTTGCCAGAAATAGAACCCGCTCTCGAACGAACCCGCCGCGACGTTGGGGTCAGAAAACGGTATCGCCGTACTGCCCAGGCCATAGGCACCACGCAGCAGCATGCTGTTGATTTGGCTTTCCGTGCGGTTAATCGGTATCCCGTCGGTGAAGCCGCTGAATTGATTCTTGAGCGTGGCTTTCAACAGGCGCAGATGGTCATCACCCTGGCTCTTCGGGTCGGTGCCTTCGGGGTTGGTGGCCACCAGCGCTTTAATGGTGTTGCCGGATTCAAGGCTCATGGCGCGGGGTTCTCCGACTTCATCACCAGCGGCTCTGTACCCGGCGCGGTGACGTAAAAGCGATCCGCGACCACGTTGAACAGGCCGTTGAAGTAGGTGGCGGTTTCGTACTCTTCAATCCACTCATACAGCGATTGCAGACCGGCATAGAAGTACAACAGCGGCTGCGCCGTCAGTACCTCGTTGGTGTCGGTCGGGTTCACCAACGGCGCCAGGTTGAGGGTCAACCGACCGTTGATATGAATCCGGGCGTCCTCAATAAACCCAGGGCACTGCGCCGACAGGTCTTTGCGGTGCGCCTTGGCGATGATCTTGGTTTGGAGCTGGTCAAAGGTCATCCCAAAACCCTCCCGGCGCTGGTGCTGCTGGCCCCGCCATAAGCGTTCATGCAGCCCACGGTTAGGGTTAGGGTCTTGCCCGCGTCAGCGGCTTGCACCGTGTAGGAGACGCCACCGTCCTGGATCACCTGGCCGTTGAGCTTCCAGGTAAACACCAGCGGACCGGCGCCCACCCATTGGCCAGGGTCACCGTTCATAACCGAACCGGTCGTGGTGGTCGCGCCGGTAATGCTTGGCGGCACCGTGTTGCGCGGCTTCAGGCCGCTGGTTTTGCTCTGGAGCGAAAGCGGCTCGCCTGGAGCGCGTTGGACGCGCCCCAGGGCATTGCGCCCGAAGTAGATGGTTCTCATGCAACCCCCGTGACGCGAAAGGGTTTCGAGTCGGGATGCTTAACGAACGCATCCCACTCGGCCTTATACAAACGCGGATCGGCCACACAGCCCAGCGTGTCGGGGTTCATGCGCTCCAGAAAACTGGCTTCGGCCTCGCTCAAGTGCAAGGCCAGGCGCATGGTCCCGCTCGCCAGGTCGTTAGCTTTCACCTTGCGCATTTGCGCCCGTGTCGCGGCTGCCAACGGATCGATCCAGGTCTGATACTTCGACATACTCAAACCCCTTGAGGATCTTTAGATCCTCCTTGGAAAGCTCCATTTCGCACTGCTCGCCAGGGTGCAAGGTCACACCCCCCGGCAAACCCACCGCCCTATCGCTGACATTGGTAATGAGCTTGCTCATGCGACCACCGCCAGAGCCTCATCAATGGCGTAAATCGCGCCTTGAGACTTCTCGTTAAGCACCAGGAAAGACCATTCGCCCGACATCATTTTCTTGTCAGACAGGCCAGTTTTTGCCAGCGGTTCAGCCTGGTAACCACGCAAGAACGACTGGCGCAGATGGCTGGGATCAATCGCATACATGGTCGATGTCCCGGCCGCGTCTGGCTGCTGCAAACGGTTGTCACGCATCTGCACCGTCTGGCCAAAATCCGTCACGAAAACGTTAACGCTGCCATAGGCCGTCAGGCTGGCGGGCTCGCTTTGCGTCTGCGTGGCTTGCATGTTGGCGACACGCGCCGTGGCGGTGAACAGGTACTCCGACAACTTGCGAATGACCTGCGGCCGCGCCATCAGGTGCGTGGTATTGCCACCGTTCTGATAGATCGACTGGAGAATGTCGCGGATGGTGGTTTCGCTCAGGGCGCGCTTGGTGCCTGGCGTGGGAGCGACGAACAGACCGGTTGCCGTGTTGAAGCCACCGGCCACCCCGGTAGCACCCAGGCTGATGTTGGTCTTGAGCTGCGCACCAAAGCCTGCCGACTTGCCCGGGATGGTGTCGCCGTCACCTTGTACGCTGGCCTGATGCGTCAGTTGGATGGCTTCCACGTCACGGCGCAACTCGCGTTGACGCTTGATTACCTGGCTGCTCATCGTCGCCTGGTTGCCGATGGAATCGGCCGCCTGTACCGAGTGCGAAAGCTTGACCTCCTTGACGCTGATT